GAGTTGAATTATCTTTTCCATCATTTGTTACACTTGGTCCAGTAGCTGGTCAGCGTGCACAGTTTTTGTGTAAGGCTGCTCAGTTACCTGCTTCTACTTTAGAGAACATCTCTGTTCTCTTCAAAGGTCGCCCAGTTAACTTTGCTGGTGAGCGTACATTCCAACCATGGACTGTAACAATTTACAACGATACTACTTTCGGTATTCGTAATGCACTAGAACAGTGGCAATCTGGTATCCAGAATTATGACACTACTCTTGGTCGCACAAACCCAACAGACTATCAAGTTGATATGCAAGTGCATCAATTAGATCGTTCTGGTTCTATCATCAAGACTTATAAGTTTGTTGATGCTTATCCTACTAACATTTCTGCTATTGGTTTAGATTACGAACAGCAAAATGCTATTGAACAGTTTGATGTAGAGTTCCAATACAACTTCTTTACATCTGCTACAGGTGCATCTGGTGGCTTTGGAGTTAATGTTTCTATCGACACACCAGTTGGATCTATTCCTCTATAATTTAACCGAAGGTTTATATAATGCAATTTTTTGGCTTCGAGATAAGTCGTAAAAAAGAGAAAGAACTTGGAAGTGTAGTACCTCCGAGTCCTCAAGATGGCGCAACCGTAATAAATACTGGCGTAAATGCTGGTGGTTATTACGGTATGGTCATGGATCTGGATGGGGTCGTTAAGAATGAAAATGATCTTATTCGTCGTTATCGTGAAGTTGCTTCATACAGCGACTGCGATATGGCGATTGAAGATATTATTAATGAAGCAATTGTTACTGATGAACACAAACCATCAGTAGAGATCAACTTAGATGATCTAACTGTTTCAGAAAGTATTAAGAAAAAAATTCGTGAAGAGTTTAGGAATATTTTACGTGTTCTAAAATTTGAAGATTGTGGTCATGACACTTTTAGAACTTGGTATATTGATGGTCGTTTATACTATCATATCTTAATAGATGAGAAGAATTTAAAACAAGGTATTGTTGAATTACGTTACATTGATCCTCGCAAAATTCGTCGTATCAAAAACGTAGTTAAAGAAAAAACACCACAAGGTGTTGAAGTTATAAAGAACATCGAAGAATACTATCTTTATAACGACAAGGGTATTACTGAAAGTACTACTCAGGGTATTAAGTTATCCTTAGATTCAGTAGTCTATGTACCATCAGGTTACTTAGATTCAAATACTGGAATGATGATGTCTTATTTACATAAGGCAATCAAACCAGTAAATCAGTTAAAGATGATTGAGGATTCTCTAGTCATCTATCGTATTAGTCGTGCACCTGAACGCAGAATTTTTTACATTGATGTAGGTAACTTACCTAAAGTAAAAGCTGAACAATATGTTCAGGACATCATGAATAAATTCCGTAACAAGATTGTGTATGATGCCACTACTGGCGAAACTCGTGATGATAGAAAACATCTTTCAATGATGGAAGATTTCTGGATGCCTCGTCGTGAAGGTGGTAAGGGTACTGAAATTACTACACTTCCAGGTGGTCAGAATCTTGGTGAGATTCAAGACATTGAGTATTTCCAAAATAAATTATTCCATGCTTTAAATGTTCCAATTGGTCGTTTACAGGAACAAGCAGGATTTAGTATTGGACGAGCAACTGAGATCTCTCGTGACGAGATTAAGTTTCATAAATTTGTTGGTCGTCTTCGTAAGAAGTTTTCTAATATATTTACTGATGCATTATATGTTCAGTTAGTAGCTAAAAATATTATTCGTCCCGATGAATGGGAAGATTTAAAACATGAAATTAGATATGACTACATCGAAGACAATCATTATTCTGAATTAAAAGATAATGAAATTCTTAATGCTAGACTCGCCACTCTACAATTAGTAGAACCATACATCGGTAAGTTTTATTCTATGGACTGGATTCGTAAAAATATTCTTCAGATGAATGAACAAGAAATGGAAGAGATGAGCAAACAGATGGAATCAGATGGTGAGATTCAGATGCAGCATGCTGAGATGGATGGAACTGTTGCAGCTGCGGCACAAGCAGCACAGCAGAACTTTTTACAGGCAAATGCACCACAAGCAGATGAAGCACCAACTGACCAAGGTAAACAAGATAATCAAGGAGTGAATAAATGAGTGAAACAGTGAAAAATTTAGTAGATGCGATTCAAGCCAAAGATGCAATTGGAACAGAGGCTGCATTTCAAGCAGCAATGGCAGAAAAGATTTCTGCTAGATTAGACAGTATGCGTCAAGACGTTGCACAGAGTATGTTTAAAACTCAAGAGGTAGAAGTATCTACTGAAGAGCCAAACGCAGAAACAGAAGTAGAATAATGCGTTACTACCAATTAACAAAATCTTTAAAGAGATCTGATGTTGTCGAAAGCATCAGATCTTACTCACATCTGATTGAAAGAACATCAGAAAATAAGATTTTGATTAATGGCGTAGAGTCAAAGTATAAAAGTTTGGAAGAAGCAAAAGATTTTATCAAACAAGAATATATCTCGCAAAAATTAGAAGAACAAGTATCAAAAGAATCATACGACGAATTATCAGACGAAAAAGTCGCTAGTATTATCAAAGAATACCATGATGTAAAAGTTACAGATACGTTAATAGAAACATATATTAAACTTGCTTCTTCCAACATTTTTAACGTAGACCCTGTTGTTCAGAATATTCGTTCTTTGAATAAACTTGACAGAATCGTTGAAGGTAAATTACACTACGTGCTTGCTGATGAAACTATTGTTGCAATTAATCAGCAAACGCAAGATCACCTAAATAAGTTATTAGGTAATCAACCAGAGATTATCGAGTACATGAGAGAGTCAAAAGAGAACTTCTGTCATGTGCTTGAACAAATAGAGGAATAACAAATGGCTGTCACCAAGACTATTTTAAAGAACACTAATTTAGAGACTGTTGTCAAAATTAGTGGTACTGCAGCATCTGCTACTATTAGTTTAGCAACTGATTGTTTAGCATCTACACAAGCACTTTCTGGTGGAACACAGACTGTTGACATCATTACTTCTCAAGTAACTGGTCTATTAAATTCTAGTATTACTGTTGTAAGAAACTCACTTCCTGTGTTAGCATTTGCACCAGAACACAATGGTTTGTTTAACTTTGAAGGTAATGGGTACAGAGATACTGTTGGAAATACATCTGATATCGTAGTAACAATCGGAGGTGCAGAAGCCCACATTTATCTCACACTTCGTAAAGTTGGTGGATATGCTACTAAAGTTGAAGAAGCTACTTACGGTGCTTACGAAGATGTTACTCGTGTTGGTGCTTCTACCACAGCAAGTGGTTCTCCAGATAAGGTCTAACTATGAAACTAATTAGAGAAGAAGTTCAAGACACTAAATTTATCGTTGAAGATAAAGGTCTTGGTAAACCAAAACAATACTTCATTGAAGGTATCTTCCTTCAATCAGAACTAGTAAATCGTAATGGTCGTATGTACAAAGAAGGTACAATGGACAAAGAAGTTGGTCGCTATCTTAAAGAAGCCGTTGAAATGAATCGTGCTTATGGCGAACTTGGTCATCCAGATGGTCCAGGTATTAACCTTGATCGTGTATCACACATGATCACTTCACTACGTAAAGAAGGCACAAACTATATTGGTCGTGCTAAGATTTTAGAAACTCCAATGGGTAATATTGCACGTGGTCTATTAGATGGCGGTGCAAATCTTGGAGTATCAAGTAGAGCAATGGGTTCTCTCAAACAAAACAATGAGGGGGTTCAGGTAGTTCAAGATGACTTTATGTTGTCTACAGCTGCAGACATTGTAGCTGATCCATCTGCTCCTGACGCATACGTCAGAGGCATCATGGAGAACAAAGAGTGGATATTTGTCGATGGAAAGTTTGTGGAACAACATATTGAAGAGGTTAAATCCTTTATTAAAAAGACTTCTTCTAGAAATCTAGAGGAAGCAAAGGTGCAGGCTTTCCAACGCTTTCTGAGTAAAATCAGATAAATAATAAATAAATAACAGAACTATCCAGTTAGGAGAACATAGATGTCAATCGAACAAAAAATCGCTGAAATTTTAGCTGAGTCTAAGAAACAGAAATTAGACGAAGCCAAGTTTGCAGGTACTGAAGGTGGCAGCAAATCCACTAAAGAAAATGCTGAAGCTGGCGACCAAGCTGTAATTCGTACAGGTAACCCAGTTCCAAATGGTGGTAACACACCAAACCCAGACAATGCACGTAACAACGTACAAGACGAAAAAGATGCAGAAGATGCACCTACTGGTAAAATGAATCCACACAATGGAGATCAAAAACCAGTTCGCCCAATGAAAGAAGACATTGATGCAATGTTGGGTGATGCAGAACTAACAGAAGAATTTAAAACCAAAGCAGCTACTATTTTTGAAGCAGCTGTATTGGCACGTGTCGCTGAAGAAGCTGCACGTATTCAAGAAGAATTCGAAGCGAAACTTGCTGAGCAAGTTGAGCAGAATACACAGGGAATTGTTGAACAAGTTGATGGATACCTCGGCTATATGGCTGAGCAGTGGATGGCACAAAATGAAATCGCCCTAGAGCAAGGCATGAAATCTGAAATTCTCGAAGGTTTCGTGAATGGTCTGAAAGGACTATTTGAAGAGCACTATATCGATATCCCAGAAGAGCGTTTCGATGTTCTTGGTGAGATGGAAAATAAAATTGCTGAATTAGAATCTAAAATCAATGAGCAAGTTGAAGTTAATGTTGAGTTGACAAAAACTCTAGCAGAAGCAAAACGTGCTGAAATCGTTGGTACAGTAAGCGAAGGTTTGACAGATACTGAGACTGAAAAGTTTCTTTCTCTAGCAAAAGAAATCGCTTTTGAAGATTCTGAATCATTCGAAACTAAACTAAAAACTATTCGTGAAAGTTATTTTACTGCCAAGCAGTTAACTGAAGTTAAATCAGTAGTAACTGATGCTCCAGTAGAAGTGTTGACAGAGTCAAAAGCGAAAGCAGTTGATCCTGTAATGGCACAATATCTATCCGCACTCAACAAATAATAAAGGAAAACTAACTATGTTAGACCGTAAACAATTAATGGAGAAATGGGCTCCAGTATTGAACCACGAAGGTTCAAGCCCAATCAAAGATAACTACCGTAAGGAAGTTACAGCAGTTCTTTTGGAAAACCAAGAACGTGAACAGTATAAGTACAATGAGCAAGTTGGCGCATTGAACGAAGCTGCTCCAACAAACAGCGTTGGTTCATATGGTGACACTGGCGGTATCGCTAAGTTTGATCCAGTATTGATCAGCTTGGTTCGTCGTGCAATGCCACAACTTATCGCTTATGATGTTGCTGGTGTTCAACCAATGACTCAGCCAACTGGCTTGATCTTCGCAATGAAGTCACGTTACAGCACTCAAGGTGGTACTGAAGCGTTGTTCAACGAAGCAGATACTGACTTCTCTGGTACTGGTGTTCACTCTGGTGCGTCAGTATTCGGTGGTGCTGACACTAATGGTACTGGTATGGCTACTTCTGCTGCAGAAGCCATGGGTACTTCTGGTGGTGGTACTTTCGGTGAGATGGCATTCAGCATCGAAAAGACTTCTGTAACTGCAAAGACTCGTGCTTTGAAGGCAGAATACTCTATTGAACTAGCACAAGACTTGAAATCAGTTCATGGTCTTGACGCTGAAGGCGAATTGAGCAACATTCTTTCTACAGAAATTCTTGCTGAAATCAATCGTGAAGTTATCCGTACAATCTACAACACTGCTAAACCAGGTGCTGCAGTTGGTACAGCTACTGCTGGTACTTTCGACTTGGACGTTGACTCTAATGGTCGTTGGTCTGTTGAAAAATTCAAAGGTCTAATGTTCCAAATCGAACGTGAAGCCAATGCTATCGGTCAACAAACTCGTCGTGGTCGTGCGAACTTCCTCATCACTTCTGCTGACGTAGCGTCTGCATTGGCGATGGCTGGTGTTCTTGACTATTCTTCTGGTATCACTGGTAAGAACGCATTGAATGTAGATGACACTTCTACTACTTTCGCTGGTGTTCTAAACGGCAAGTACAAAGTGTATGTTGATCCATATACTTCAAACGTAAGCAACACTCAGTTCTTCGTTGCTGGTTACAAAGGCGCATCCGCTTTTGACGCTGGTTTGTTCTATTGCCCATACGTTCCACTACAGTTGGTTCGTGCGGTTGATCCAAGCAGCTTCCAACCAAAGATTGGCTTCAAGACTCGTTACGGTCTAGTTGCTAACCCATTCGTTTCATTGGATGGTACTGGTGGTTTGACTGCAAACGAAAACTACTACTATCGTCGTGTACGTGTTACTAACTTGATGTAATCATCGAGTTGGCTACTAAGCCGACATAGAAGCGGTATTTAAAAGGGGGACTTCGGTTCCCCTTTTTTTTCTTCCTAAATAATTATATGCCAAATACATCTATACCTGCCAATATCAATCCATTGTCTCCCAATGGGTTTAAGTTTGCTGTCAACAAAATACCTGATGTCACATTCTTTGCACAGAATGTAAACCTTCCAGGAATCACGTTGGGTGAACCTACATTTGCCACTCCATTCTCCACACAACCAGTTCCAGGTGATACTCTATCGTATGATCAATTAACCATTAACTTTATGGTTGATGAAAATATGACTAATTATAGAATCATCTACAATTGGATTGTTGCTCTTGGTTTCCCAGAAAGTTATGATCAGTATGTTACTGGTCAGGCAGGGGACACTACTGCATATGGTGAATTGGCAAAGAACTATTCTGATGCTGTTCTACAAATTTTAGACAGTTCAAATAATCCAATACAAAGTATCCAATTCTTTGATGTGTTTCCCACAACACTTGAATCTCTTTCGTTTGCATCTACAAACGATGATGTGAATTACCTAGTTGGTTCTGCAACATTTAAATTCGGTTGGTATAGATTCTTGTAAGACAAATTTGATTTTTTTGTAATACTGCGATATAATGTGCAGTATATAACTTGAGGATATTATGAATATAGAACAACTACAAGAGATGTGGGATGTTGATTGCCAAATAGATGATAACTATCTTGGTGAAACCACTACCGCTACCCCCAAACTTCACGCTAAGTATTTAAAATTACTTGTCAATGTCAAACTAAAACACACTAAGTTTAGTTCTGATTGTAACATTCTCCGTAAAAATAAATTTCGTTTGTATCGTGGTGAACTATCACGTGACGAATTAACACAACTTGGTTGGGAACAATGGCAGGGTGTTAAACCATTGAAGAATGAGATGGATGAATTTCTCTCAGGTGACACCGAACTAAATACTTTGAAGGTAAAGATAGATTATCTCGAAACGATGATTTATTTTCTTGAGTCAGTCCTTGGTCAAATTAAAGCAAGAGACTGGCAAATTAAAACTGCTGTTGAATGGAAGAAGTTTCTTGCTGGGATGTGATAATGAACTTTGTTAATATATTTCCTTCTATAATTGGGTATAATGTAGATAAGCAATTTACAGATAAAATTTTGCCATTTGCAAATGAATACCTTGCGCAAGAAACTAGATTAACATATACCTGGAATTATAAAAACACATATGGTAATGATTATGCGATGCGAGATAATAATTTAAAATTTATAAAAAAACGCATATATGATATGTGTTCTGAATATTTACAATCTCAACACAAAGTTGTGCCAAAGTCTATCGTTATAGAGTTATTTTTTAGTGAAATGGATGTTAATGATCATCATGATGAACATTGTCATCCAAATTGTATTCTTTCTGGAATATTATATCTAAAAGTTCCTGATAATTCTGCTCCAATTATTTTTCATGATAGAAGTCCACACAGAGATTATGTGTATATTAAAAATATAGATGACACTGTAGATTTAACAAAATATACAGTACCGCCAAAAGATGGGTTGATGTTAATATGGCCATCGTGGATGCAACACCAAGTCCCTTTAAATAAGTCTAATAGTAGAATAACCTGCGTATTTAATGCAGTATGGTAATGATTAAAATTGAAAAACTTGATGAAGTCTATGTTCGTGTCTTTTCTGATCCTAGCATTGAACAAGAATTAGTAGACTTCTTCACATACGAATATCCAGGTGCTAGATTTACACCACAATATCGAGCAAGATTGTGGGATGGTAAAGTGCGTTTGTATGATGCAGTAAGAAAAACTCTTTATGTTGGTCTTGTTTCTTATGTACAAGAATTTGCCGAAAGGAATAATTATGAACTACAATATGTCAAACCTGAACACTTCTTACAAAATGATATCGTATACAGTGACATTGAGCGATGGGTCGAAACACTCAATCCACAATCAAGAAACGAAGCGATCACAGTCAGAGACTACCAGTGCGATGCTATCCATAAAGCAATTGCTAGTGACAGAGTACTACTCTTATCGCCGACTGCTTCAGGGAAATCGTTAATAATCTATTCTATCTTACGATGGCATTTAGAAAATAATCGTAAGTGTATCATTATAGTTCCAACAACATCTCTTGTTGAGCAACTGTACACAGACTTTGAAGATTACTCATCTGCAAATGGATGGGAAACAAAAGTTCATTGTCAAAAACTTTACAGCGGTTTCACTAAAGACTTTACCAAAGATGTTTTAGTAACAACTTGGCAATCAGTCTATCTACAACCAAAATCTTGGTTCAAACAATTCGATGTTATCTTTGGTGATGAGGCTCACCAATTTAAAGCCAAATCTCTTACAGGGGTTATGGAAAAGATGGATACAGTCAAGTATCGTATTGGTACAACTGGAACACTTGACAATAAGAAAATTCATAAATTAGTTCTTGAAGGTGTCTTTGGTCCAATACATAGAGTCACTACAACTAAAGCACTCATGGATTCTGGAAGGTTGTCTACCCTAAATATAATGTGTGTAATACTGAAGTACAATGAAGAGATTCGTAAAGGGCGAAAAAACAATACGTACCAAGAAGAAATGGATTGGCTTGTATCTTGTGAACCAAGAAATAAGTTTATTCGAAACTTGGCAGTAAATTCTAAAGGTAATACGCTCGTTCTTTTTCAATACGTTGAAAAGCATGGCAAAGTCCTATACGAACTTATTAAAAATAAAGTGCATGATAAAAGAAAAGTTTTCTTTGTCTACGGTGGTACTGAAACCACTGATCGAGAAGCAATCCGTCATATTACAGAGGGGGAAAGTGACGCCATTATCATTGCTTCTTTTGGTACTTTTAGTACTGGAATTAATATCCCATCATTGGAGAATGTAATTTTTGCGTCTCCATCTAAATCAAAGATTCGTAACCTGCAATCGATTGGTCGTGGGTTACGTTTAAAAGAAGGTAAGACTTCTTGTAATCTATTTGATCTTGCAGACGATCTTCATTGGAAGTCTTGGAAGAATCATACTTTAAATCATGCTGCAGAAAGATACAAAACGTATGCAGAAGAACAATTTAAAACAAAAATAGTAGAGGTAGACTTATGCTAACAGACAAAGATGTCTATGTTGTTATAAAGTTAACCAATGGGGAACAGGTCATGGCTGTCCTCGAAGAAGAAGATGATAAGTATGTGCAACTTGGTAGTCCAATGACTATAAGAACTACACCAATAGTTGGTGAGGGGAGAGAACATATCACTGCGCATCCATATTGCCAATTCACAGATGATACATCTTTTTCTATAGAAAAGAAAAACGTAATGTTTATCAAACGTCTACACGAAATGATGATCCCTCATTATAGACGTATTGTTGCCCAACATAGCAATGATTGGCGAATCGAAAAGCCTGAACAGGAAGAACCATTTATTAGTTCTAGGGAAGCCAAGAAAAGAATCGCTATGTTGGTAGGTATAGCTGGAGAAGAAGAGGAAGAAGTTGAAGATACTTCGATACCAAGTACTTACATAGATGGTAACGAGACTAAACATTAGTAGTCATCAACCCTAACACAGTGATTATGTCTCAAGTCAACTATAAAAGCAAATCTAAATTGTAATAAAAATATATTTGTCTTTCTGTCATCGATGATGTATACTATGTGTAGTTTGAATTAAAGGATAAAAGAAATGCTATGGCTCACTACGTAAACAACGCAGATTTTCTCGCAGCAATTGTTGAGATGCGACAAAAATATCAACATGCAAAAGAAAACAATCTCCCAACACCCCAAGTAAGCAATTATATTGGTGAGTGCATTCTAAAGATAGCAACGCACTTATCATACAAACCTAACTTTCTAAACTACTCTTATCGAGATGAAATGATCTCGGATGGTATAGAAAATTGTCTGCAATATATTAATAACTTTGATCCTGCAAAATCCAATAATCCTTTCGCATATTTTACACAGATTATCTACTATGCATTTCTTCGTAGGATTGCCAAGGAAAAGAAACAGTCTTACATTAAAGGTAAGTTGATTCAGGACATGCCATTCGAGATGTTCGAGTTACAAGAGCAAGATGAGACAGGTGAATTTAAGAATGCTTATTTAGATTTTATGCAGAACAATCATACCTTTGATGACTTTATCGATCGTAAGAAAGAAAAGGTTGCAAAGAGAAAAATGGAAAATACGTTGAACGCATTTATAGATGATGAGGTAAAAGATGGAACGATCGATACAGGATTGGATAGCGGAATTGAGCAAGGGAGTGAGCAGTCGCAAGTTTCCTTCGATTCGGAGACGCAGAAGCAAAGTAAATAAAAGAACTATCAAGAAATTTGCTTGGGATTCAAGCGATAATCAATTTGCATTGAATAAAATTATGAACGAAAATACAAACGAAAAAATCTTTCTCGGTGTTAGTGACTTTGATGACTTAATCACTTCAGAGATCCTGAAGCGTCGTGTTGAAGCTGGCCAACGTACTATTCATCGTGAAACCAGTGTTCTCTGCAATCGAGAACAGTGGGCTGAATGGGCAGAGGAAATGTTTAAAGACGACCTCCATGTCCAAGGTAATTCCTCTAATGGTCTTATCATTGAACGTGATACAAACAATTACATTCGCTTTGATGTGAACAGTAATACTGTTTCTGTTCGTGCTTATGGTGATGCAGATTTTGCAGATGCTATTGTTGCGACAGTTGAATCTAACTTTGATATCGTAACATCTCACATCGAATGGGTTTATGGTAGCGATGGTAACTCTGTCAATGTACCACTGAATCGTGATCGTCTCCCAGTCGATGAAATGTATCCATTTCTAGATGGTGAAACACTTGGTGAATATTATGAACGCTACATGGCGTCTTCAGCGAATATCCTACTGTTGATTGGTCCTCCAGGAACTGGCAAGACTACATTCATTCGTGGATTGTTAGCACATACAAACTCATCCGCAATCGTTTCATACGATTCTACGATTCTTGAGAAGGATGGTTTCTTTGCTCGCTTTATCGAGAGTGATGACAACGTAATGGTTCTTGAAGACTCTGATGCATTTTTAAAATCTCGCACTGATGGAAACACCATGATGCATCGTTTCCTAAATGTGGGTGATGGTCTTGTTACAACCAAAGGTAAGAAGATGATCTTCTCTACCAATCTCCCATCTATTCGTGATGTTGACTCTGCATTGGTTCGTCCAGGACGTTGCTTTGATATTCTAACTTTCGATACATTGAATGTTGAACAAGCAAACAACCTTGCTAAACGTCTTGGTGTTAATTTGGCTGTTCGTAAACGTGGTGATGAAACAAAACCATATAGCATCGCTGAGGTCTTCAATCAAAAGACTGAAGGTATGTCAACTGCATCATCTAGAAGGGTTGGTTTTATCTAATGTATAAAGTAAGATATTACATGGCTGGGAGCAATCAAAGAGTATGTAAGATTTTTAAAACTCTTACAGAAGCTGTGGAGTTTTCTAATACCAAAGTGGGTATTAATGATGTATATGAGATCGTGAAAGTTGAAGAATGAAAGTAGCAATTATTACAGACCAACACTTCGGTGCTCGTAATGATAGTATTACTTTTCTAGATTTCTATCAGAACTTTTATGATAATACTTTCTTTCCTACTATCGACTCAGCTGGTATTGATACTGTTCTTATTCTTGGTGATACTTTTGATAGACGTAAATATGTAAATTTCTATTCTCTACAAAGAGCCAAAGAAATGTTCTTTGATAAATTAGAAGAACGTGGAATAACAGTTTATATGTTGGCTGGTAACCATGATACATACTACAAAAATACCAATGATGTAAACTCTCCAGATTTGTTACTGACACAATACAATAATATTGAAGTGATAGACAGCCCCAAAACTATTAATCTAAATGGTTTTGATGTTTGTATGGTTCCATGGATTTGTGCAGAAAATTATGAAGAGTCTATTGATGTTATGAAGAACACCCCAGCAACACTTTGCATGGGGCATTTTGAGATTGCAGGATTCGCAATGTATAGGGGAATGGAATCACATGAAGGACTTTCTAAAGAAACTTTCGATAAATTTGATATGGTATTCTCTGGGCATTATCACCATCGTTCTAATGATAACCACATTTATTATCTCGGAAATCCGTACGAACTTACATGGCAAGACCATAACGATCCCAGAGGATTTCATCTGTTCGATCTCGAGAACAGACAACTTGGATTCATTCAAAATCCTTATACAATGTTCACGAGAATCGAATACAACGACAAAGAAGTTGAACCAATCGACTTAACATCACTTGATCTAAATGGTAAGTATGTAAAGTTAATTGTTGTTAACAAAACTGACTACTATAAATTTGACAAGTTTACGCAACTGTTGTATAATAAGGGTTGCGCAGACATTAAGATTATTGAAGATCTTTCTGAATTTCAAGAAGGCGAAATCAATGAAGACATCAACTTAGAAGATACAGTTTCTGTTCTCTCTAATTTTATTGATTCAATAGAAACTGATGTTGACAAAGAAAAAGTTAAATCATACATGCGAGGTTTATATACTGAAGCGATTAATATTGAGGTTGTTTGATGATTGTTTTTAAAAGTGTAAGTTGGAAGAATTTTTTATCTACTGGCAACTCATCGAACAAAGTTCTCCTAAACAAATCCCAAACTACTTTAATCATTGGTAAAAATGGTGAGGGTAAAAGCACAATCTTAGATGCATTGTGCTTTTCATTATTTGGAAAACCCTTTCGTAGTATTAACAAGGGGCAACTAGTAAACTCTATTAATGGTAAGGGTTGTTTAGTTGAGATAGAACTTTCTATCGGTACCAAAGACTACAAAATAGTACGTGGAATAAAGCCAAACATCTTTGAAATCTGGTGTGATGGTATCATGTTAAATCAAGATGCTGCTTCTCGTGATTACCAGAAGGTACTAGAACAGCAAATTCTTCGACTGAATTATAAGACATTCACTCAGGTAGTTATTCTCGGTTCTGCATCATTCGTTCCATTCATGCAGCTGACACCACTACAAAGAAGAGAAGTTATTGAGGATATTCTTGACATTAGAATTTTCTCTACAATGAATTCATTATTGAAAGAAAAGGTGCAGGAGACTAAAGATGCTATACTACGCATTGAGAGCGAAATTAAAAGCGCAAAGGACAAGGTTGAAAGCCAGCAAGCAATCATCAGAACTATCGCAGAAGCGAAGTCCAGTGCTATCGAAAGTATCGTATCAAAAATATCTGCTAACAATGATGAGATTCTATCTGTCGAGGGGGAGATCGAATCTATCGTTTCGGAGATCACTGCTCTTCAAACAAGCATCGATGATAAAGAAACTGTATCTGAAGACATTGACAAAGCCAAATCAATCCGTAGTAAGTTGCTCCAGAAAATCGAAACTTGCGAGCACAACACAGAGTTTTTTAGCGAACACGATGTTTGTCCATCGTGTAGCCAAGATATCCCAGAGGAATACAAAGAAGGTATTATCAAGGATCTTAATTCGAAACTGTTGGACAATAACACAAAGATTGGTGAACTCGAAACCATTCTCACAAATCTCCAATCGAAACTATCGCAAATTAACGAAGTGGTTGGGCAAATTACAACCAAGAACATTGAGTTATCTACAAGGAACTCTACTGTCACCTTACTTAACAAACAAATCAAAGAACTTGAAGCTGAGACCCAAAGGGTTAAATCTGACACAACTAATATCGATGAAGAGAAGGGTAAGTTAAAAGATCTCGCAACTAATGCTCTAGAAAAGATTAACAATAAAAATAGTTTAATGGATCAACGTAACTTAGAAGAAGTTGCTTCTGTTCTTCTTAAAGATACTGGTATCAAGACAGCAATCATACGTGAGTATCTTCCTGCAATGAACAAATTGATTAATAAATACCTACAAGCAATGGATGCATATATTCATTTCGAACTTGACGAATCGTTCAATGAATCTGTGAAGTCTCGCTATCGTGATGACTTTACATATGCAAGTTTCTCTGAAGGTGAAAAGATGCGTATCGATCTCGCTATCCTTTTCACATGGCGTCAGATTGCAAAGATGAAGAACAGTGTCAACACTAATCTTCTATTGCTTGATGAGATTTTTGATTCATCTCTTGACACTGCAGGAACTGATTACTTCCTCAACCTAATGAATCAGTTTGGTGACAATACAAACATCTTTGTAATCAGCCATAAAGGTGATCAACTCTTTGATAAGTTTAGGTCTGTAGTGAAGTTTGAGAAGCGCAATGACTTCTCAGTGATAGTCCCGAACTAATCCCCTACTCCTCGTAGGGGAATGTAAGTTGTTGATTTTACAGGGTTTTTTCAGGGGCTTGTCTTTTATCTAAAACTGGTGCATAATTCACTCTATTGAATCGGAGAAAATTATGTGGAATGAATTTAGTGACTTTGAACTAGCCGAGTTGGCTGCAATGTATGGTCTTGAGGAAGAACTTGTGTTCTGCAATGACCTTTCCCTAGCGAATCGTACTCACATCGAGTCACGATTGACCGAAGTAGAATACGATATGGCTTACGGAGAATAATATGAACATCAAAGCATCTGACCTTTCCGCACGTCTTCTTGCCAATGAGAATCTTTCAGTGATTCGTGCAAGAACACGCACTGCATCTTTTGACATCAAAGCACGTGTGTTGACTTTACCAGTCTGGAAAGATATGACTCCAGAGATTGAAGATATGCTAACTGGTCACGAAGTTGGCCATGCCTTGTATACTGGTGACGAATACTTGGTTCCAATTCAAGAAGATCGTAAAATTATGACTTACCTCAACGTACTCGAAGATGTACGTATTGAGAAAATGATCAAACGTAAGTATCCAGGACTGCGTAAACGCATGAACGAAGGATATAAACAACTCAATGATCGTGACTTCTTTGGTGTAAAACAAGTCCAGAATTTTGATGACTTGTTACTCATCGACAAAATCAATCTATATTTCAAAGCAGGATTCCAGTGTGGAGTTACATTCACACCTGAAGAAAGGTTGTTTGTCAATCGTGCTGAACGCACAGAGACCATTGATGAAGTGGTTGAATTGGCTAAAGAAATTTATGGTTTCTCGAAAGAAGAATTACAGGAAAAAAAGAAACGTGTCCTTATTGAAGATCCAGAAGAACTTGAAGAATCTAACGAAGAGCCAGAAGGCGAATTTGATGACATCGATGACTATGAAGACAATTGGGATCAAGAAGATTCTGATGAAGATCAAGATGAAAAGAGTAGTCGTAAAACCCATGGTGGAAAATCCACTGAGTCTGACGATGAGCCATCTATCTCTGAAGAAGAACTTGAGTCTAAGACTGATCGAAATTTTGCTGATAAATTGCAAGATTTGGCTGATGACAGCACGCAATATAACTATGTTAAATTCGATGACAAATACTTCAAAGATCCTATTGTTGGTTACAAAACCATCCTCAATGAAACCATTGACAACTGGTATACAGAAGACAAGAATGGTAATACCAAAGAAATGACTGCTGATGAACGCAATCAATTTGCATTGGATCGTGCTAAGTATGATAAATTCAAAACAGATTCTACACGTGCAGTGAATTATCTGGTCAAAGAATTCGAGATGCGTAAGTCTGCAGCCCTGTACAAACGTGCTCAGGTCTCCAAGACTGGTTCATTGGATATGAAACGTGTCTGGTCTTACACACTTAATGATGACTTGTTCAAACGTGTCAGTGTCGTACCACAGGGTAAAAACCATGGTATGCTTTTCTTGCTGGACTGGTCTGGTTCAATGGATGGCGTTATGGAAGATACCTTGAAACAGGTTATCAATTTGGCAATGTTCTGTGCACGTATTCAAATTCCATATCGTGTGCTTGCTTTCACTTCTCAATACGGTGATCGTAATCCTGATAATTATGACAAACAACGTGAGTGGCATCGTATTCACAATGAGTATTTGAATGCAAACAATATACTGGTGACGAATAATAATTTCTCGTTATTAGAATTGTTTTCGAACAAGATGACTACCAGCGAATTCCATACGATGGCTCGTCGTGTAACTAACTACAAATTCTTTTGGAATGATGGTTACAGTATGGGTGGAACACCATTGAACGAAGCATTGGTATGGGTTTACAATAATCTTGGAACTTATACTAAACAAAATGCTATCGAGAAGATGACACTCATTACCTTAACTGATGGTGAAGGTAGTGCATTGTATACTGTCAATAGTAGTATGCAAGAGCATGAGAATGTGTATTCCACTAGTGGTTACAAAAGGATCAAACACAAATACTTTATTCGTGATGATAAAACACAGAAAACTTATCAGCTGAATAAAAATTCTAATGAACAAACATCTACGATTATTCAGATGATCAAAGATCGTCACAACTGCGTGGTTGTTGGATTTTATATCTGCCGTAATGCTCGTCGTGATTTATGTTCTGCGATTCGTTCAAACTTACCAGTCTTTTCAGGTAATGAATACAATATCATTGATACTTGGAGAAAAGAGTTTCGTGATCAAGGATTCGCTTCAATCAAAGGCACTGGTCGTGATGACTTGTTCTTAGTCCCACAGTCTTCTACGAAGATTGTTGAGGGTGAGTTGGAAGTGAAAGAAGATGCAAACGCTAAGGCAATTGCAAAGAACTTCAGCAAATTCCTCAATGTAAAACAGACTAGCCGAGTCCTCCTGAATCGGTTCGTGGGATACGTTGCGTAAGTTGTTGATTTTACAGGTGAAAATAATCCCATACAAAGTGTAGGGGAATTCCCAAAAAGGCTTGTCTTTGATTGCAGTTTAGGGAATAATACAGTTATTGATTGGTTGTTATATTATGGAGAAAATGATGGCAAAATGTGATGTGGCTTTTCGTGCGACTTTTGAGGAAAAACTCAATGAGATGTTTCCTGACATCAAAACTAAAGGTACGGTATCCCGACCTCAGTTGATTGAGTGTATGGCTAAACTTAAGACTGACAAATATCCTTTGTGGCTCATGAAGAATAAACTTGGTCGTGGTTTGTATGCCATCGATGGTGGTGTTCCTGCAGTTGAAGGTAACACTGTTCGTAAACCTGTAGCTGTTGTAGAATCTTTCACTGTGGACTATACGAATACTGATTCATTGATTCCTAAGAAGGATCCGAACTTTGTACCATTCGGTAACTACAATGATCTTGAAACTATTATCAAGACTAAGATTTTCTATCCTGTGTTTGTTTCTGGTCCAACTGGGAATGGCAAGTCCACGATGGTTGAACAAATTTGTGCCAAGCACAAACGTCCTCTGATTCGTGTTAACTTAAACATGATGACTGATGAAGAACAACTCATTGGCTCCAAGACTTTGGAAAATGGTAATGTCGAGATCATCGAAGGTCCAGTCTTGATCGCCATGCGAACTGGAACTGCACTCTTGCTTGATGAGATTGATGCTGGCTCTGCAAATACTTTGCTTTGCTTGCAACCGATTCTTGAGGGTAAGCCATATTACTTCAAGTTGAAGAACGAGATGATTGTTCCAGCTGAAGGATTCAATATGTTTGCAACAGCAAACACTAAGGGTAAGGGTAGCGATGATGGTCGTTACATTGGTACTAACGTGCTCAACGAAGCATTCTTGGAACGATTCGCTGTTACGTTTGAGCAGGATTACCCAAGTGCTAAGATTGAGCAAAAGATTGTTGAGAATCTGATGGACTTCTACGGATGCAAAGATGTAGAATTCGCAGAGACATTGGTTAAATGGGCAGACGCAATTCGTCGCACCTTTGCCGATGGTGGCGTGGATGAAAATATTACGACTCGTCGTATGATCCACATTGTGCGTGCGTTTGCAATCTTCAAGAGTCGTACGAAAGCAGTAGAACTTTGCTGCAATCGTTTCGACTCCGCAACGAAGACTGCATTCATGGACTTGTTTGAGAAGGTTGCAAACCCTGCTCCTGAGGTAGTACCTACACCAGAAGTTGCTGCAATCGATCCTACCGATGAGGTTCCATTTTAAACTTGTCTTACATTGAAACTTGTTGTATAATTCTGTCTTGAACTTTGAAAAAGGAAATTTGTTATGTTGAAATTCGCTAATTTGTCTATGTCCCAGAAGAAATTTGTTGTGTCTGTTATTGAGAGCAATCCTCAATACAAGAAAGACCCACAGATTACTTTGAAGGAATGTGCTTCCATCTATTACACCTTGCGTGATCAACGGACTGGTGTTAAGGGTGAGAAGATTGGTTATCCTAACTGGTTGTTCAATAAGAACAAGGTTGAGCGTGGTGTATACCAACTTCCTGTTCCTACTGCTGTTGAGTTGTCGCAATTTGCGAAAGACTCTGCTGTGAAACCAGCTAAGGCTAAACCTGTTAAGGTTGCTAAGGTTAAAGTTGTGAAAGCACCTGCTAAGAAAGCAGTTGCAGTCAAGACACCTGTTGCTAAGGAAGACAACATGGAGATCTCTCGTCTGCAGAAGATCATTGATGACTCAGTTGAAGTTGATTCTGATACTGAAGACTTCAATGCGATCCTGCGTGAGAATGGTATCCAAGTTTAATTTTCCGAGAAGGTTGGGGTAATTGCCATCGCCCCACCTTCTTTTTTTAATTTTAATGATGGTTTAATTATGGAGATATTATCTATGTCGAAGCAAGAAAAATTGTTGGAGAATCTAAAGGCTGGAAAAGAATTTACTGCTAAGCAGATCAAAGGTTCTTTCCAGATCGCACATCCAGCATCTGCAATTCGCAATTTACGTGAGCAAGGTTATGCTGTTTACAGCAACAGTGCAAAATTGCATGATGGTACATTGACTACCAAGTATCGTCTTGGTCAGCCAAGCAAGCGTATGGTTCGCATTGCTAATGCTGTTATGGGTGCATCTGTGTTTAGCGCACGACGTGCTTAATTGACGTATGAGTCAGGATATTCTTCGGAGTATCTTGACTCATTTTATATTATGGAGACATGCGATGCCAATTGGTGATGTTAAAGGTGATGGATTCATTTCCAAAGAAGACATTAAAAAGTCCCAGACTGCCACGACAGGTGGGCGAAAATTTGATGGTGGTAAACTTCAATATGGTTTACTACCACCACTCGCATTAAAAGCGACTGTAGAAATCCTAACATTTGGTGCAGAGAAATATGAGCCAGATAATTGGAAAGTAGTTCCTGACTCAAAACGTAGATACTTTGACGCAATGCAAAGACATCTTTGGGCATGGAAAGAGGGAGAACAAGATGATCCCGAAACTGGAAAGAATCACTTGGCACATGCAATGTGTTGTCTAATGTTTCTTTATGAACACGATGTGAAGTATTCTAAGGAAATTAAATGACTCTTGAACAGATCTTAGTAGCAACTGCAGTTTGGATGGTTCTTGTAGCCATTGTGTTTACTCACTCTAACTGGGGTAAGATTCGTGCTTGTTTTGGTATGTGGCTTACTCGAGAGTACTGGACTAACTACAACACGGTAGAGTTTGCCAGTTGGGCAGCAAAGGCAGTTATCATCATCCCTGGACTTATCTTTGGTATCCAGCTTTGGTGGTTGTACTTCTTCACTCTTGCAACCTCGCTGTCTCTCATCTGGGCAAGCAATAAGAAGTTGCTCCCAACTCTTATTGGATTCAACATCGTGTGGACTTGGATCAGTTGCATGGTTTTGGCTCAACATTTAATCAAATAAATTTGATTATTTTTGATTTTGAATGTATAATTTTTATACATAGTTATTATTAATTGGAGAAAATATGAAATTATCTAAAGACACAATCGAACTGATCAAGAACTTTGCTACAATCAACAGCAATCTTCTATTGAAAGAGGGATCAAAACTCTCTACAATCTCAGCCCAGAAAAACGTGATGGCTGATGTTGATGTCACAGAAACATTCCCATCATTTGGCATCTATGATCTAAATGAATTCTTAGCTGCAATGTCTTTGTTCGATGACCCAGAGTTGACATTCAGTCCAGACAATAAGTCTGTAGTTTTCTCACAGGGTGGTATTGGTAGTTATAAATTCTTTGCAGCTGATGCAAGTGTTCTAACTGCACCAACAAAGGAAATTACTTTCCCTGCTCATGAGATTGAGTTTGATATGTCAGCTGCATTGCTGAATCTTATTCACAAGTCTGGCTCTGTTTCTCGTTCAGCAGACGTATCTGTTATTGGCGATGGATCAAAGATGACTGTTTATGTTGGTGACAAAAAGAATGCGACTGCAAATGCATTCAGTAATGTTGTTGGAACAACTGACAAAACCTTTAAGGTAAACTTAAAGGTTGAGAATCTAAAGATGCTTCCAGGAGATTACAAAGTTAGTATTTCCAGCAAAAAGATTTCTCGTTTCAAGAGCAATCGTAGTTTAGTTTATTATGTAGCAGTTGAGGCAGATTCTACCTTCGAAGTCTAATAGATAGATTATGAAGAAAATAATTGTACTAGGCGCAGGAACAGCAGGGTTAATCACTGCTCTCATTCTTAAATCTACCTTTCCGAAGTATCAAATCTCAGTTATTGAGTCTGGTGCGATTGGTATTATTGGAGTTGGTGAAGGTTCAACAGAACACTGGAAGATATTCACTGACTATTGTGGTATCAATACCAACAGATTGATTCGAGAGACAGATGGTGCTCTTAAGAAGGGTATCAAATTTGAGAATTGGAATGGTGATGGTGCATCTTATTTTCACTCATTGTCTCCTCCATTCTTTGATGAGTTTACAGACAGTGGTCAACGTCTAAATTTTACGAAGTCTATGATCCATAAAGGTATTCCAACTGAAGATATTCTATTGGATACCAACTTTGTAACACAACAATCTGGTATTCAAAGCACTAATCAATATCATTTTAACACTATGAAGTTAAATAAATTTCTTCATGATGTGTGTAAAGAAAAGGGTATTAATTTCACAGATGCCATTATTGATCAAGTGATGTTCTCAGAAAATGGAGATGTTGCTAAGTTAATAGACAATGCTGGTATTGAATATGTTGCAGATATCTTCATTGATAGTTCTGGATTCAAGAGAGTGATTTCTTCTAAGCAGGGTGCTAAGTGGATCTCATATAAAAAATATCTGCCAATGAATCATGCATTAGCATTTCCAACAAATGATATTTCTGATCTAAAACCCTATACACTTTCACGTGCTCTTGGCTCTGGTTGGAACTGGAGAATTTCTACTCAAGGAAGGTATGGTAATGGTTATGTATTTTGTGATGAGTTCATTGATGCAACTAAAGCCCATGAAGAAATACAATCATTCTATACTGAAGAAGTAAAGGTAGCGAAGGATATTAAATTTGATGCTGGTCGTGTAGACAAATATTGGATTGACAACTGTATCTCTGTTGGTCTTTCTGCATCATTTGTAGAACCACTTGAAGCATCTAGTATTGGTAACTCAATCCTACAGGCTTTTGGCATTGCAAAGTTGCTACCTCTTTGGGAACTTGACCGAAAGTACGCAGAGAAGTATAATAAAGACTTCACTAGGTGCTTTGACAATATTGTTGACTTTGTTCAGTTACATTACATGACCAAAAGAAATGATACTTTGTTCTGGAGAACTTTACCTGAGATGATGACTAAGACAGATTTTATCAAGGAACATTTAGAGATCTTTAAAAAGACAATACCGAATCAATCTCTTTTTATGGGCGAGTATCATATGTTCCAATCTCCAAATTGGGCTCAAGTAATGAATGGTCTTGGTTTATTGGATAGAGAATACATTAGCAATAAGTTACAAGAAGTTAGTGGAGAAGGTGCTATTAAAGATTCATACGGAAGGTATGATGCATATCTAAATGATACAGAAAGGGGTTCTTACATCGAACACAAGACACTATTAGAACAGAATAGGATTGTTGTTAAACTTGACAGACGTTAATTGAAGGAATATATTATGAAACATGAAGGAACTGCTTTGACATCTACTCTTAACAATGAGTGGATGTTTAAAAAACTTTGGGTAGAAGATTTAGTTAGTGATGATGAACCAGATGCAAAAACTATCTGGAGATATGTATTACGAAGTAACTGTTATGTTAAATCTGAAAGGCAAGATATTGCCCCACATAATTTAAAGGATAGTGATTTTCGTAAAGTTTCTACAAGACTTTATATTCAAAAAGAAAAGAATAGCAAACTACATGGGCATTTCATTTCAAATTTTGAATGGAATGATCTTGTGACTAGATCAAATCTCCACAACTTTACAGTAGAACTTTAATATGATTGAATCCCGTGATAACCAATTTCTTTGGGTAGAAAAGTATCGCCCACAGACTATTGATGAGTGTGTACTTCCCGAAGCACTAAAGAATACTTTTAAAGAGTATATCGCTAAAGGCGAACTACCAACATTTATGTTTACTGGAACAGCAGGTGTCGGTAAGACTACTGTTGCTAAAGCACTATGTAATGAAGTTGGTGCAGAGTATCTTATGATCAATGGATCAGATGAAGGTCGTTTGCTGGAGACTCTCCGAGTTGCCATCACTGGCTTTGCTTCTACTGTTTCATTAACTGATGCCAAGAAGGTCGTCATTATCGATGAAGCAGACTACATGAAAGCAGATACAGTTCAACCAGCACTGCGTTCATTCATTGAAGAATTTAGTAACAACTGTCGCTTCATCTTTACATGTAACTATAAAAATCGTATCATTGAACCACTCCACAGTCGTTGTTCAGTTATCGATTTTAAGATCGAACCAAAAGACAAACAGTTACTTGCAGGAACTTTCTTCAAACGTGCAACACAGATTCTTAAACAAGAGAATGTTGAGTTTGATCCTAAGGTAGTTGCAGAACTTGTCACGAAACATTTCCCAGATTATCGTAGGGTTCTAAACGAACTTCAGCGTTACAGTGTTTCAGGTAAGATCGACTCTGGTATTCTAGTCAATACCAGTCAAGAATCCTATAAAGATCTAATCAAATTCCTCAAAGAAAAAGACTTCACTAATGCTAGAAAGTGGGTTGGAAAGAACTCGGATTCTGATACAGTTGGATTGTTTAGAGAACTTTATGATAACTCAGTGAGTTTCCTAATGCCAGATAGCATCCCTGCGCTTGTATTGATCTTGGCTAAATATCAATATCAAGGAGCATTCGTTGCTGACCATGAACTAAATATAATGGCAGCACTCACAGAAATTATGGTCGAGTGCAAATTCAAGTAAGGGAATATATGGACTTATTACTACATTTGTTTTACATGGCTGTAGTTTTTGCTATTGGATTTATCTGGGGCTGGAGAGAACGTGAGAACTTTGCATCTAAAAAAGTAGATGCACTATTAATGCACATTGACAGTAGTGTGCACGAACGAATAGAAGAATCCAGAATAGATATAAAGATAGAAAAACATAAAGATGTTTACTATGCCTATGATAAAGACAACAACACCTTTATGGCTCAGGGGAGCACTAAAAAAGAATTAGAGGAAGTACTTGCATCTAAGTATTCCAATAAAAGATTCTTTGCTGATAGAGATAATTTGAAGGAAGTTGGATTACAATGACTGAACTATATCAAAAAGATGGAAGGTCTGCATCTATAGAAAAACAGATGACTAATGACTACATGGTAACATTTAATAATGAACTCGGTGGAAACCAGATGGAAACCTTCCATACTGAAAAGCAAGCCATTGATGCAGCGCAACGATGGATAATTAAAGATTATGAGCCCATTTGATTTCTTAAATGCAATAAATGATACAAAGAAAAACTTATTTGAAGACCCACAGGCTGCAAAGGATTATAAACCATTCATTGTAAATAGAGGACTTTCGTATTTCCACGATACTGTTCTTTACGCTAACGAGATGAACAAACATCCCGAACTAGATAAAGACCAGCAATTTTCTTTTTTCCTAAATATTATTTCAAGGAAGAAGCGTTTCAGTAAGTGGTCTAAAAAAGATGCAACTACTGACTCCATCGAACTTGTTAAAGAGTATTTTGGGTATTCGAGCGAGAAGGCTAAAGATGCATTGAGCCTTCTTAGTGAAGAACACTTGATTATGATAAAAGAAAAATTATACAAAGGTGGAAAATCATGACTGTCGAAATGATTTATTACGACTGGAAACCAGAGTCGATGCTTGAAGTGACATTGCCAGAACCAGATAACTTCTTAAAGGTTCGAGAAACACTTACTCGAATCGGCATTGCTTCCAGAAAAGAAAACAAATTATATCAATCCTGCCATATTTTACATAAGCAGGGTAGATACTTCATCGTCCATTTCAAAGAGTTGTTTGCTCTGGATGGTAAAGAATCGAATATCACTAGTGGTGATATCGAGCGTAGAAATGCAATCGCTGGTTTGCTACAGGATTGGGATCTTTTAAAGATACTAAATAATTCTCAAGCGGATCAGAAAGCATCTCTGTCGCAAATTAAGGTCGTATCGTTTAAAGAGAAAGACCAATGGGAACTAGTACCGAAATATAACATAGGAAAAAAATCAAAATGATTAAACTTGAACTTGAAATTAATGAAGTTAACATGCTACTTGCAGTGTTGGGAAAGCATCCTTTCGAGGAAGTTGTTAAAGTGATCAGCAAGATCAAACAACAAGGTGACCCACAAGCAGAAGCACTTGCACAAGCAGCAGCAGAACTACCTGCTGCGTAACCAATTCGCCTTAGGACCACTAAAGTACGAATCGTTGGTAAAGCGGATGTGACGAACGACATCGCTGGAACTCGTAACCAGTATTTTAACACGGCTCTCTTCTTTTCGCCTTCGGGGATTTGCTTGAGAGTTTTCCAACTCGCTTAATAGGAGCAAAACAATGTTGAATAACATTAACACAGCCATCGATTCTTTCCAAGGAATCAAAACTAAATTCGTTGAGACCTGCGTCAAAAACGAAGAACTCAAAAAACCACTTAATCAATTTATTGAAGCGCAATCTTCTTTCGCAAAGATCGTGGCTAAAGCACATGTAGACTTTTATACGTCTCTTGGTCTTTCAGCTTACACATTCGATGCCAAAAAAGCATTTGCTAAACAATAAGGAGATTGATATGGGAAACAATTTCACACCCACATTCTGGGGCACTAAAGATATGGACAAATTTCTTATCGGTTTCGATGAGCAGTTTAATCGTCTACAGAAATTTCATGACGACATGTCCAAGAACATTCCTAACTATCCACCATACAATATCGTCAAGAGAGATGAGAACAACTACACCATTGAGTTGGCTGTGGCAGGTTTTGGTCAATCTGACATTGATATCGAAATGGAGAATGGTAAGTTGACTGTTCGTGGTAGCATCAAAACCGAAGAAGCTGAAGATAATTTCTTGTTCAGAGGTATTGCAAATCGTGCGTTCAGTCGAGCGTTTGCTTTGAATGATGAAGTTGAAGTTAAAGATGCAGAACTCTTTAATGGCATGCTTAAGATTTTCTTGGAGCGTTTGATTCCAGATGCTAAGAAGCCAAAGAAGATTGTTGTAAAGTCTAAAAGCGAAAAACAATTATTGAATGAGGACATCCTATGAAATCAATCAAAAAGTTTTTCACTAATCTTCTTGAAGCACTCATTGAGGCTAGACATGCCAGAGCAGATGCTGCTTCGAAAAGAATAGGTAGATAAGTCATACAATTTTAGGGGTCTTCGGATCCCTAAATAATTTGTATGATGAAAGCCAAATTAACACCAAACCTAATCTCATTCTTCTTAGTTAGAAGAGGGAGTTGGCTTCTCAAAGTATCAGTCTTTAAACATAAGCAGATCATGGTGATTGCTCAAAATGTTTACGAACAAGACCGAACGATTGTTCAGGTTTTCCCGAACGAAACCCTCGCTGCAAACTTCATTGAATTCCTAGTTTCAGAGGACGTTTAGACACCCCTAGAGCCTTCCTAGCGTCTAAGTCGGGGCTAAACCCTTCCCTAGCGTCCTAGAGCCTTCTAGCCCTTCCTAGGGGCTAAAAAATCCCTTATAAATCAACAACTTACAAAAAGTAAACCTTTAGGCTTACTCTCGGATAACCACACCCACAGTAGGGGATTGCAAAATACTTGTTGCCTTTAATGCAGTTTTGGACGATAATAGATCTTATGATGAATCGAAAAGGAACTTTATGATGAATGTGATCTACAAATCCAAAGCCCAGTTGGCTAAAGAAACCGAAAAGCAAGTCAAAGCATTCTTGCGCAAAGGTGGCTCGATTGAGATTGTAAAATCTCGCAAAGCACCAAAGCAGAAAATGCGTGGTAAAGTTTCACGTGGGTTCGTGCAGGGCACTTCTGGTTTTCCTGCTGGTGCTCCACGCAAGTCTACATTCAGTTTGATTTAATCAGGAGATCGATATGCTATCATGGGAAGAAATGTCTGAGTTGGAACAAGCACAATGCCAGTATTGGGATATGTACAAGGATGCCTATGGTGTGCGTCCTCGTGGTATCGATACCAGCATGTGGACGCTGAAAGACTTTGAAGCTGAGTTTATTCAGTTGGGTCATGTTATTATGCTTGAAGAAATTGCTCGCAAAGAATCCGAAGCCAAAGCCATCATTGAGTTTGAAGATCGTGTACTCAATCTCATGCACACTGGCACTAATCGTGAACGTGTCATTGCATGGTTGATGGATGCTGAAGGTGCTAATGGCGACCATGAGTATTTCTGTTTCACGCAGGGTCTCCCTTATGGTTACTTCAGGAAAACCGCATGAGAGTTTTCCAAGAGACAACTCCAGATTGGGTTGGGAATGTATCCAACCACATCTATTATTTGACTGATGATAAATCAAAGATGGTTGCCTTCTATAATGTGGACACTGGTGTAGTGAAGAAATTCATTAAGCCAATTCGTTTTGATATGAGATATAGAAAATTTAAGGAACTGAAACACAAATGAATATTAATAAATTTTTAGATGGTTTAGCAGCAAATGCCTCACGCAACTTCAAAATCGAGCAACTAAACGCTAACAGCGATAACGAAGTTTTGCGTGAGGTCATTCGCTTGGCTCTGGATCCATTCACTCAATTCTATCAACGCAAGATTCCTGAGTACACCACAGACAAACATCAAACAAGTCTTGATCAAGCCATGCTTGCATTGTATGACTTGAAAGAAAGAGTCGTGACTGGTAATGCAGCAATTGAATATCTCCGTATGCTTCTCTCATCCGTATCAGCTGATGATGCTAAGGTACTGGAAAGAATCATCTCCAAAGATTTGAAGTGTGGTGTTGATGTATCTACTGCCAACAAAGTTTGGTCTGGTTTGATTCCTGAATACCCATGCATGTTATGCAGTCCATTCGAACAGAAGTTGGTTGACAAGATTAAATTCCCAGCCTACGCACAAATGAAGATGGATGGCATGCGCTTCAACGCAATCGTCAGAGATGGTAAGTGTGAATTTAGGAGTAGAAATGGAAAAGAAATTTTACTACTTGGCAATTTGGAGCAAGAATTTATTTCTCTTGCTGGTTCTATTGATTGTGTTTTTGATGGTGAACTACTTGTAATGCTTGAGGGTGACCACCAATTTGCTGACAGGCAGACTGGTAATGGCATCTTGAACAAAGCAAACAAAGGCACAATCTCTGCCAAAGAAGCAGCACTGGTTCATGCAACTGTTTGGGATTTAATTCCTTACGTACAATTCATTGATGGATACTGTGGAAGTCCATACTCAAAACGATACTCTACACTGCAGGCAATTGTTGCCAAACAAAAGTCAGATGGGAGGAAGATCTGGAATGTGACATCAACCATTGTGGAAACTCTGGAAGAAGCACAAGAGATTTTCCAAGGTTATCTTGCAGAAGGATTTGAAGGTATCATTCTTAAGGATGGTGCTGGTGTTTGGGAAGACAAACGAAGCAAGACTCAGATTAAATTTAAGGGAGAACTTGAATGCGATCTTAAGATTGTTGCAGTCGAAGAAGGTAAAGGTAAAGCAGTAGGTATGCTTGGTGCAATTATATGTGAGTCTGCAGATGGAATTGTAAAGGTAAATGTAGGATCTGGTTTCAATGATGCACAACGAAAGCAATATTGGAAAGAAAATTTAGTTGACAAAATCGTGGCAGTGAAGTATAATAGTCGTATCAAGAATAAGGCTGGAGAAGACTCATTGTTTCTTCCAGTGTTCATTGAAATTCGTAATGATAAAGATATCGCAGATAAATCAAAGGATATAAAATGAAAGTAGCAATCAATCGTTGTTTTGGTGGGTTCGGTATCTCGAATGAAGCATTCGAGAAGTTGCTCGAGCGTAAGGGTGTAGGATTTCAAAAAGTTCCAGCGAAGTTTAAATTCCGTGGTGATGATTTTGATTACTACAAAGCAGGTATTGAGCCATGTGATGACACATATATCAGTGCGTATGATTATTATCAAGATCGTTCTGACCCAGACTTGATCGCAGTCATTGAAGAAATAAAAGACCAAGCAAATAGTTGGGCAGCAGAGATCGCTATTGTGGAAATTCCTGATGATGTTAAGTGGCACATCGATGAGTATGATGGTATGGAACATGTGGCTGAAGATCACCGAACTTGGTATGGAGATTAATTATGCGTAAAGAACTAGACGAAGCACTGTGTGCAAAGTATCCTCTGATCTTTAAAGATCGTCATGAGAATATGCAACACACCGCCATGTGTTGGGGTTTCTCGCATGGTGATGGTTGGTATAATATCCTTGATGTTCTTTGCGGGATGTTGACTGGCGATTATCGTCAAGCGAAAAGTCGCTATGAATCGATTAAAGATAAAGTTGGCCAACCAACATTTGGATTCAGAGATAATGGTGATCCAGTCGGTAAAATTGTCACTCAAGAACTGATTGATGAAGCCAAAGTAAAACTTGATGAAGAAACTGCAAAGGTTCCAGTGGCTTCTCAAGTAAAAGAAAAGTTCGGAGGACTTCGTTTCTATGTTAATGGAGCAACTGATAAGCACTGGAATTATATTTCAATTGCTGAGAATTTTAGTTATCGCACATGTGAAGAATGCGGTAGTCCAGGTAAAACTTATACTGATGGTTGGCATCGTACTCTTTGCGATATCCATGCAGCGATGGCTGGTCGTACTGAAGAATATCAGTCTGATGAAGATGAAGGAGATGAATAATGTTTTACGGTAAAGAAACTATTGAACAAAACTTTTCTCTCGTTCTAAACAAATTGGAAGAACAAGAATTGTTTTTGTTCGAACCAATGCCAAGTTACAAACTGAATGATAGATGGACTGACGAATTTCGTATTCGTGATGGACACACTAAACTTGCTGATGGCACTTGGGTTACTATACATAAAGTAACTACTTGGGTTGAGAAACTCAAGAAAGATACTACAGAGTTGTATGAACAAAATCAACAAACTAATCGTGAGTTGACTCTTGCTAAACGCAGGATCTATGAGATGGAATATGGATTGCGAGTTGCTGAGAAAGCATTGAAGAATTCACTGGCTTTAACTAAGGAGATGATTGATGAGTAAATTTGTTTTGGTTGATTGCATTGCACAGTATCGTATGCGTTACATTATCGAAGTACCAGACAATCATAATGAGCAGGAGTATCCATGTTCGGCAGAGCAGTGGGCACTAGATACAGTAACATCTGAAGAAATGCAAGAATTTTCTCAGTTGTATCTTGGCGAAACTATTGTTAGTAGTCGTGAGATTACTAAAGAAGAAATTGTACCATTGTGCGATATTGATAATGAGTATTGCAAATCTTGGGATGACGACAAGAAGATTAAAGTATTTGTAACTGAAGTTGGCTACAAAAGGGACTGGTAATGTTTATGTTCGATGTGGAGACTCTAGGAGTAGAGTCTACCTGTGTAATTCTATCTGCTGCATTGATTCATTTTGATCCAGAGAAACGTCCAACCTACCAAGATCTATTGGACAATGCATGCTTTGTTAAGTTAAATGCCAAGGATCAGATTGAACGATTAAAACGATCTGTTGATGTTGGAACACTTGAGTGGTGGAAGAACCAACACGAATATGTTCATAAAGTTTCGTTTAAACCTTCTGGTGACGATATGCTTGCTGAAGATGCTATCACTACATTGCATAACTATATGAACAAGGTTCCAAATGCTCAGAATCAAACAATGTGGGCACGTGGTTCTCTTGACCAAATGGCAATTGATTCGCTGTCAACTAGAGTTGACATGCAAGTACTTACAGGATATGCTATGTGGAGAGATGTTCGAACAGCAGTAGATATCCTTTATGGAACTACAAATGGTTACTGCGAGATTGATCATCCTTTGTTCAACCGAACTGATGTGATTAAACATCATCCTGTTCATGACTGCGCATTAGATGCTATGATGTTGATGTATGGTAAATGATATAGTATTCCAAACATATGATTATATCATTGGTGGAAAGATGGTGGTTGGTCGTGCCAGAATGTCTTACGAATGGAAGACTCTATTGGAAGATGGAGATCCAGACGCCAGAGACAAGCTGAAGTCTGAGTTAATCCATCAGATGGCAGAGTTTATGCTTGAGAATAATTTGGTAGAATTTACTTATTATGATAATCCAATAGACCTATCAAGACAAGTCGCAGTTAGAGCATACCTCGCCCCAAGTGATCAAGTTAAAATTTTAAGAATGGCAAATAAAATATTATGACACAAGAAATAACTTTACATCGTGATGCTTTAGAAAAGATTCTCAAACTCGTAGATGAACTTAACCCAAATGCAAGCCTTAGAGTTAGTGCTGGTTATGTAACAATCTATTCTGATCAATCCTCTGGTATTGGTCAACTTATTGATGCTGAAGTAGACGTTGAACTCAATGGTCTTTACGGTAAGTTTAAACAACGAATTGTAGATGAGGGTAGCTGGTAATGGAATTTTATACATCGGTTCATCCGATTGGAGACAAGATCTATATTCGAGGTTATGAAAAGGGGAAACCTTACAAACGTAAACTAGATTTCCAACCAACATTTTATGTAACATCAAACAAACCCTCCAAGTGGAAAACACTGGAGGGAATTTTCGTTGATGAAATTAAACCTGGATCCATTCGAGATGCTCGAGACTTCGTCAAACGATATGATGAGGTAGAAGGCTTTGCTGTTTATGGTAATACCAACTATGCATATCAGTATATCAGTGACAACTATGACACTGTTAACTGGGACATGGAACAGATCAAAGTATTTACAAT